CAGTCTGACTTGGTGTCACCAAAGGGGGGAGGAGGTCGAATTCCTCTACACCCTACGAAAACCAATCGCGCCCCAAGTCTTCTGTACACGCGTGCAAAATTGGAGAAAAGGGAGCACCAAACTCCCGTTTGAAACTCCCTCCAACCATTACGCAATAAGCAGTATCTGAAGTATGAACACGATAAAGTCTATCAAACCTCAGACGGTCATCAAGACTTCAACTCATCGCCATACCTTAGACACTATGGTTTGAAATTTCTTAAATTTTTCCATAATGCTAAAATATTTAATAGTTTATAAATCTACCCCCTTCGTGGGGGATTGCTGCAAAGGTACAACAATTTTATGAAAGGACGCAAGAAACTATCAGATAGCATCAAGGCTCTGCGTGGCACTGACCAGCCTTGCCGCATGACCGACAAGCCTGCGGTGCAGGGTGCAACCGTTATCAAACTTCCGAAGGTCGGCTTGAAGGGAACTGCCAAGAAGGTTTTTGCGGTTGTTGCCACCGAGCTGATGCACAACAACCTCCTCGATGTCTATGGCGTGGATATGGTCGTGGCGTATGCACGCGAGATGGCTCTCTACCACGACATGATGTCGGAGATCGAGAAGGAGGGAGTGACTATCGAGGTTATGACCAAGGCGGGTGTCGTTACGCAGATCAACCCGAAGCGTAAGATTGCGGAGGGAGCACTCGCTGCCGCCAAGTCGCTGGCTGTGGAGTTCGGCATGACACCATCGAGCCGCAGCCGAGTGTCGGCTATATTGAACGATAACGCTCCAAAGGACGAGTTCGCAGAATTTGAAGAGATAGATGAGTAAGCAGAAACTACATACAGCCGAGGAGTACGCCCAGCAAGTAATATCGGGAGAGGTGCTGGTGTGCGAGTATGTACGCCTGGCGGTGGAACGCTACTACCGCGACCTCGATGTTGCACTCGATAGAGGGTGGTACTTCGACCGCAAGGCGGCATCTCGTGCCATTAACTTTATCCAGAAACTAAAACACACAAAGGGCGTATGGGCAGGTCAGCGTTTCAAACTTGAGCCCTGGCAGCAGTTTATCATCTGGAATATCTTTGGCTGGATGAACGCAGACGGCACACGCAGGTTTCGCTATGCCTACATCGAGATTTCGCGCAAGAACGGCAAGACGATGCTCTCCGCGAGTACGGGACTGCTGATGCTCTTTGCCGATGGCGAGTCACGCCCAGAGGTCTATTCTGCCGCTACGGTCAAAGACCAGGCGAAGCTCTGCTTCTCGGATGCGGTGGCAATTGTCAAGGCGACAGACCTCAAAAACTATCTCACGCCTTACCGCAACTCCATTACCTACGAGCTGAAGGGCGGCACGATGAAGCCACTCTCCTCGGACTATGGTACACACGATGGTCTATCGCCCTCGTGCGCTATCATCGATGAATTCCATGCGCACAAAGATAGCGGCATGTTCGATGTCCTTAAGTCGGCATTTGGCGCAAGGCGACAACCGCTTATGTTCATCATTACCACCGCAGGCTTCAACAAGGCTGGCGTATGCTACGCCTACCGCGACAATGTTATCAAGGTGCTGCGTGGCGTAAATATCGATGACAGCTTATTCGGCATCATCTACACCCAAGACTCGAAGGAGGAGTGGGAAGACCCGAAGATGTGGATCAAGTCAAACCCCAACCTCGGAGTGTCGGTCTCTGCCGAGTATCTTGCCGACCAGGTCAAGGATGCCAAGAACAGACCCGAAGCAGTGCGCAATGTGCTGACAAAGAACTTTAACCTTTGGGTGGATGCCGAGCGCACCTGGATACTTGACGAGAAGTGGATGCAGTGTGTTGGCACGACACCGTTGGAGTCGTTGCGCGGCTGCGAATGCTGGGGCGGTCTCGACCTCTCGAATGTCTCGGACATTACTGCCTTTGTGCTTCTCTTCCACGAGAACGACAAGTTCCAGATCGTGCCACTCTTCTGGATACCCGAAGAGAAGATGCTGGAGAAAATACGCAAGGAGAATATCAACTACGACCGCTGGGTGGCAGATGGGTATGTCAAGGTCACTTCGGGCAATGTCATCGACTACGACTTTGTCAAGGCTGACATCCTCCGCACCATTGAGGCGTACAACCTGCGCTCGGCAGCCTACGATAGGTGGAACTCCTCGCAGACCATTATCGACCTACAGAACGAGGGCATGGAGTGTAACCCTTTCGGGCAGGGCTATGGCTCGATGTCAGCACCCACGAAGGAGTTTGAGAAGCTCGTCTTGACGGAGCGTATCGAGCACTTCGGCAATCCCGTACTGCGCTGGATGCTCTCCTCGACCGTTGTGATGACCGACCCTGCGGGCAACATCAAACCCGACAAGGCGAAGTCCGCGCAGAAGATTGACGGCATCGTAGCCTCGATAATGGCTCTGGGCGAGTGGATGACCGCCCAAGCCGATGAAGACAATAATCCCTATAACCAGAGAGGAATGCTATCACTATGAGTCGTAAACGCAAGATTACCAAGCACCAACTCGCCCAGCGCGAGGCTGTGGAGCGTGAGCTCGAAGCCATCGCTCCTCTCTCGGCAGAGCACCTTTGCCTACTCTCGACCGAGGGGTTTATAGATTACTACCTCCGTATGGCGGAGCTCTATCCAACACGCGAGGATGCCTACGAGCGATTGGAGAATCACTACAAGCGTATATTCCACAGACGCAAGTATGCCGACATACGCTCACTCCTTAGGCGCATCAGCAAGGTCTACGATTTATAGGTGACCGATGGTCATTTATCGACCTTAATTGAGAGCATAAGTTTGCACCGAAACTAACCCAAACTTTATAACGGTGTCAAACTGGCTTTCTAATCTATTCACTCTTCGTAGGAGGGAGGAGCGCGTATCAGCCGAGCAACTTGAGTCGGCTATCAACGAGGCTCTTCTCTCCGACACCGTTTCCGATGCCACAGCAAGAAAGTATATATCCGAGGAGGGTGCTCTCAACCTCTCGGCAGTGTGGGCGTGTGTACGCATCCTCTCCGAGACGATAGGCACTCTCCCCATTCATCTCTACAAGCGTACCAGCTCTGGGCGCGAGAAGGCTGCGGGACATCCCTGCATTCACATACTCCAGAAACCGAACTCCTACATCGGTCGCTTTGCCCTGCTGCACCACCTTATGGTGTCGTGTACACTTTGGGGCAATGGCTATGTGCGCATCCACCGCGATAGGCTCTACCGCCCAGTGCGCTTGCAGCTGCTCTATCCATATGAGGTTGAGCCCGTCCTCAGCGAGGATGAGGAGCTATTCTACCGCCTGGACTCTGGCGAACTCCTCGGTACGGAGGATGTCATACACTTGCGAGGGTTATCTACAAACGGATACAAAGGTAAGAGTCCCATTGCGGTACACCGCGAGAATCTCTCGCTGACCGTATCGGCACAAGAGTACGGAGAACGCTTCTTCAACCAGGGTGGCAATATGTCGGGAGTGTTCAAATACCCATCGACACTAAAACCCGAAGCCTACCAACGCTTAAAGCGTGATCTCATCGCTCAATCTACGGGTCTGCACAATGCCCACACGCCACTGCTGTTGGAGGGCGGCATGACCTATGAACGCATATCCATTCCACCCGAAGACGCGCAGTTCATCGCTACGCGCAAGTTCCAGAAGACGGAGATCGCCACCATCTACGGAGTGCCTCCGCATATGATCGCAGACCTGGAACGCGCCACCAATAATAACATCGAGCACCAGGGTATGGAGTTCGTGCAGTACTGCCTTATGCCCTACATCGTGCGCCTGGAGGAGGAGTTCAATCGTAAGCTGCTCCGCGAGGATGAGTTCGAGGAGTTCTACTTCCTCTTCTCGCTCAATGGTCTACTGCGTGGCGATGCCAAGACCCGCTCGGAATACTACAAGAACATGAACTTGATAGGCTCGATGTCAGCCAACGAGATACGCGCCCTGGAGGATATGAACGCCTATGAGGGTGGCGATGAGTATTTCGTGCAGGCAAATATGCAGTCCGTCAAGGTGGCTCTCAACCCGCCCGCCACAGCACCCGCCACGCCCGCCATAGCACCAACACCTAACACCCAAGATGAAGATGACAAAGACGAAAAAGAGTAACCAGATAGAGGTACGCTGCAACATCAGCGACCTCAAAGTCGAGAGCCGTCAAGCCTCCGAGAGCAGAACGATTGTCGGCTATGCTGCCAAGTTCGAGCGTTGGTCAGAGCCTATCATGGGCTGGTTTCGTGAGAAGATAGACCGCGATGCCTTCTCCGAGTGCGATGTTACGGATGTGATTATGTGCTTCAACCACAACATCGACTCTATCCTTGCCCGCACCACCAGCGGAACACTCACACTCTCGACCGATGAGGAGGGGCTACGCTTCGAGTTCGAGGCTCCCGCAACCTCCCTTGGCAACGACATGGTGGAGTTGGTACGCAGGGGCGACATCTCGAAGTGCTCCTTCAAATTTACGGTCGAGGAGGACGAGTGGCGATATGCTGACAAGCAGAATAAGCTGGAGTACGATGAGCGCACCATCCGCAAGATTGACAAACTCTACGATGTGTCGCTGGTGGTCTATCCCGCCTATAACGACACCGAAGCTGGTCTCCGCCACCTCGAAGAGCGCAAACAGCAATACCTAAATACCCAACACCATGAAGAAGATCATCCAGACTCTACGCAGGGCGTGGCAGTGGACACTCCGCAGAGTGATCCTGCCGACAGCCAAGTGGCTCGTGAGGGTGCCGCAAAAGTTCATCCAGCATCACGAGCAAGACTAACCCAACAACTCAAACTTAAAAACCAATAACCTATGGGAAAACTTAAAGCATTAAAGGAGAAACGCGCTTCTGCTTACAAGGCTCTGGAGCAGATGCGTCAGGAGTGTGACGGCAGAGAGTTTACTGCCGAAGAGCAGCAACGATGGGACAAGATGCTTGCCGACTATGACCAGGCTGACGAGGCGGTCGAGGCGGAGGAGCGTTTCGTGGACATCCAGCGCAAGCAGGCAGAGGAACGCTACCAGCAGGTGCGCCCCGACAACAGCAAAAACGAGGAGCGTGAGCAGGCGGAGTATCGCTCGGCATTCAACGACTACATCCTCAATGGTGCAAATGGCATTTCCACAGAGAGCCGCGCCATCATCGCCCAGCGCGACAAACTCGCAGGCTTGTCGGCAGGTGTGCTTATCCCTACCGAGCTGGCATCGAGCATCGAGGTTGCGTTGAAGACCTACGGAGGCATGTTCGAGGCGGGCGAGCTGTTCCACACCTCACGCGGTGGCGACCTCACGCTTCCGACTATCAACGACACCGATGCCAAGGCAGTCATCGTAGCCGAGTACACGCAGAACACGCGCAGAACTCCGACCTTCGGCTCGGTAACGCTCAAAGCTCACACCTATCGTACACCGACCATCCCTATCTCGGAGGAGTTGATGCAGGACTCTGCCTTCAACCTCGATGCGGTGCTGACCAACCTCATGAGCGAGTCCTTCGGCAGAGGTATCAACGAGCACCTCACGCTCGGTACGGGAACGGGACAGCCCAAGGGCATCGTCACCTGCGCCACTGCGTGTGCAGATAAGGCTGCTGCGAATGCCATCACTCTCGACAACATCATCGATTTGATGAAGTCGGTGGATGCGGCATACGCCCGTAACGGCAAGTTCATGTTCAACCGCAACACGCTCTACGAGCTGATGCGTGTCAAAGACCTCACTGGTCGCTTCATCTGGCAGGAGGGTACGCGCGATGGTCTGCCTGCAACACTCTTTGGCAAGCCGTACATCGTCAACGATGACATGGCAGACATTGGCGCAGGCAACGCCTCGGTGTTGTTTGGCGATCTTAAGAAGTACAAGATCCGTATGGTCAAGTCCTTCCGCGTGAAGCGTCTCAACGAGCTCCTGGCAGAGTACCTCGCCATCGGTCTGTTAGGCTTCGCCCGCGTGGACGGTATGCTCCTGGATGCAGGCACAAACCCCGTCAAGAAGCTCGTACACGCTGCCAATTAGTAGTAACCGCAAATTCAACCGCAAACTATGTCAGTCCCCATTTCATTAGAACTCGCAAAGGCGCACCTCCGCATTGGAGATGATACATCGCTCGATACGCTTATCGAGCAGTATCTGGAGATGGCTTTCGCTATTGCCGAGGATTATACCAATCGGAAGCTCACAGAGGGTTACTCTGAGGAAAACCTCCCTGCGTCCATTCGAGCAGCGATTC